TCGCTCGGGAAGTTTTTGATTTTAACCCTGACGAATTAGTTCCCAGTCATTTACCAGATGAGATGACGAATGGAATGTTTCCGAATACGCCATCGCAATATGACCAGCTTACGCGTGCACGCTGGTTTGCGCGGCAGATTCGATTGGTTTCTGTGCCCAGCACTTTGCTGCGCATTACGCAAATGCAGGAGCAATTGAAATATCTGCAGTTGAAACGTGGCAACGCACCAATTTCATGGTCCACGGTTATGAAGAAGCTGGATGTACAGAACTATGGAGAAGTGCCCGGCAATACCGAACACGAAAAATGGTTCAATGAGGAACTTGAAACGCAGAAGTTGAAAATTATTGCTGCTGCACAGGCCGCGCAGTTAATGAAACAACTGGGAATGGAACCGCCACAAGGTGGTGAAGGCGGTAAAGGTGGCAAAGGTGGCGGTGGAGGTGGAGGTGGAGGCAAAGGCGGTGGCGGCGGTCGACCACCAAGTGGCAGCAAAAGCCCCAAACTTAGGCAAAAGGGCGCTCAGGGCGGAAATCCGCGGACGGTAGTTTCGGAATCGTAAGGAGAAATCGATGGCTGTTGAAATCAAAGTGCAAAAGGATTACTACCTGACCGAAGTCAGCATTGAATTGCCCACTAACGTTTCGCAGGTGGATGAAGTGCTAAAAGCTACCAAAACAAACGGAAAAATGGTTATTCAATATAACCAGGGCAACATTCAGGGCGTAAATGTCGAACAGCGGACAAAGATATCCGAATCCCAGGCAAACGAAATTCGCGCTCTGCTGGGCATTGGCGAAAAAATTTTGTAATTTTGGTCTTGACACAAAAAACGTTTCGGAATATTGGTGTAACAGAATCAATCGAGCGACATGCCCCCCCTCCTTGGGGAACCAGCAATGGCTCAAGACCAGAAATGGCTCTTGAGCCATTTCTATTTCAGCCCAAGGAGAAAACATCATGGCAAGACGCAAGCATGTCAGCGCAATGAAAGCCAGCCATCTGAAAAAGGGCCGTGGCCGCAAAGGCGGACGCAAGGGCCGTGGCAAGAGGAGCGCCATCAAGGCGTAGTTTGTAGCCCCCGCAGACAGATCCCTGTTTGCGGGGGCATTGCGTATTGGAGATTCAATGGCAACGATGCCTCAAGCAATGCCCGATCAGCAAGGTCAGGGTGCCGCTCCTCCGCAGGGTGCTGGTGCTCCTTCGCAGGGTGCGCCCGATCAAGGTGCGCCTCCGCAGACCCCGCCTTCGCAGGCTCCCGCTAATCCACTGCAAATGCTGCTTGCACGCTGGTATCAAACTGCGAAGCAAATGGCATCTGCTGATCCACGTCTTGCGGCAGGAGCTGAAAAGGTTTCACAGGGAATTCAGGAAATGCAGACGGCTTTGGTTAGTCCTCCACAACCAACACCAGTTGGCCAGCAACCGCAATATTAACAATGTTCCGGGAGAACACAAGAAATGCCGACAGTCCAGGAAATATTGAAACAATCCGGTTTGAATGATGAGCAGATTGCGGCGCTGGACGCAAAAGCAATCACTGCCTTCACCGGAGTTCTGAGTGCCGCTGAACAGGAACGGCAGACTGCATTGCAGGCTGCACAAAAAGCCGAACAAGAACGGCAGGCAGCAGCAGAAGCGGCAACAAAGGCCGAACAGGAACGCCAGGCAGCAGCACAAGCTCAGGAAGCAGCAGAAGTTGCACAGCGATCAAATCGACAATTTTATGATGAAAGCATTGCGCCGGCACTCAATAACTGGGGCAACGAAAAAGCCAATTTGGAAGCACAGTTGGCATTTTTGAAAGCGCAGAATGAGGCAGGCCGCGCAGCAGGATTTATTCCGGCAGAAGCACCAGCTTATCAGGCGCAGAATTATCCCAATTCAACAGACCAATCCGCTCAACCGCGCGATGCGCAGGGACGCTATGTTGCCAATGCTCCTGGTGGCACACCAGGTAGTCCGACTTTCACAATGGAAGCCATCGATCAGCGATTGGGAAACGGGATCAGTAATATTGGCTGGGCAATGCAGGAATATCAGAGATTAAGTGGTGGTCAGTTTTTGCCGGATTCCTTTGACAAGCTTTCAGAAGAAGCGGGCAATGCTCGTTTACCTTTTCGCGATTATGTAGCGCGGAAATATGATTTTGCTGGCAAGGAAACAGTTATACGGCAGAAGGCACAGCAGGAACATGATGCCAAAGTTGCGGCTGAAGCGACTGCACCTTACGAAGCAAAGCTGGCAGAAGCCGAAAAAGCCCGGCAAAAAGCAATTGAGGAAACTGATCGCAAATGGGCAGAGAAGATTGGCAGCAACCCCGACGTAAAAATTGCGCAGCCTTCTCGTTTTGCAGAAGTTTCACGCGCAGTGAAGTCTGGTGATCGACCTGATCCGCTGGCTTTGAATGAACAACAGCGCCGTCAGGCAACTTCACAAGCGATTAAGCATGAAATTGCAGAGCAACAGGTAGCTGCGTAATTTTGCAGCAGTGATTTCAACAGAATTGTCGAGACACATGCCCCCCTCCAAGGGAATCAGCAATGGCTCAAGTCAGAAATGGCTTGAGCCATTTTTGTTTGAAGTCGGAACGGAAGCGTAATGAACAACTGGACACGTCCAAATCGACCGGAACTCAAAGCCACGAAGATGCCGACTTCGCATGATATTGCGTGGGCTGCAGGTTTCTACGAGGGTGAAGGAACGTGCCGTTTGTGTGGACATACCAAACGCGGATTCATGGTTAGCGTTACGCAAAAAGATCCGGAATGTTTGTATCTCCTTCGTGATTGGTTTGGCGGCAGTGTACGGGACAACGGTACGGGAGCAGGGATCCATGTTTGGGATGTTTGCGGAGATCGTGCACGGATTTTTATTGCATTGATTTATACGTTTTTGTCTTCTCGTCGCCGCCTTCAAGTAGATGCGACCAACTGTTTGGATTTTTTGGAAGACAAAGAAATCGAACATGCCACGCCGGAAGAAGTGCTTACTTATTTGCAAAAACATTATGCAGAACATTTTGCAAATACATGGCGTGGCAATCCAGAAATTCGCAAAAAACAACAAGCTGCGCATTATCGCGAACTAGCAACTGACCCAGTTGAAATGGCAAAAATTCGTGAGCGCAATCGTGAGTTCAGAGAGCACATGACTCCTGAACAAAAAGAAGCTTCTCGCAAATACCAACACGAGTATTACTTGCGAAAAAAGGGAAATTCAAGATTACTCGTCATGGAGAAACGGCGTAATCGGTTGAAAACAGGAGAGTTATCATGCCAACGGACCCAATCTACAACGAAATCGACGCCTCGAACCTCGAAAGTGTCCGAAAAAATGTAGTTTTCAATAATCTTTTCGTCGACACTCCGTTCCAGGCCAAGCTGCGCAGGGCCGGCGTGTGGGATGAATTTCTCGGCGGCGCTGGCATGATGGAAGGCATTCTGTACGGGCGTACGCAGGGAGCCGCAGTGAATCCCGGTCAGACCGTGACCGTGACTCGCCAACAGATCAATACCGGCATCAAGTTTCTGCCGAAGGCGTATGCCACCTGGTATCCGCTGGACGATTGGGAAATGGATGATGGTTCCGGTACTGGTGGTGTGATCAACTCCGGTCCGTCGCGGATTGTGGATGAGTATCAGCTCTACATGGAAGCCATGGTGATGACCATGAATACCATGCAGGAGATGGATTCATTCCGTCATGGTCAGCCTTCTTCAGCGACGGTACAGGACAACCGCATCAAGACTATTAACGGTCTGGATGAAGCGTTGAACAACGGTATCGACCCCTCTGTCTTTGGCAATATCTACACCAACTATGGTGGTCAGGCGCGTAACGGCAATATCGGCACAGCACTGAATACGACACCACTTTATCTGGGCACTTCGACTGGCGCTACCGGCCAGATCGATTTTGCTGCTTTGATGCAGTTGTGGAGTCAGTGCAAGGTTGCTGGTGGCAATCCGACGCTGGGTATCACCAACGTGTTTGGGTTCAAAGCCATTGCCATTGCTCTTGATGCGCAACGCCGCGATGTCAGCAATACAAAGCATGACATCAAGTGGGATGGATTCAATTTCAACGGCGTAGATATTTATGCCGACCCGCTGGCACCTTCGGCTCAGGCTCAGAACTACATTGAACTGGCCCCGGCGAACGGTGCTGCTGGTAATACCAATCTGGCAGACGGTGTTGGATCGAGCACGACTACGGTGGCCTTTACGACTCCGCAGTTCACGAAAAACGGTGCGAACGTTACGGTTTCGCCTACTGGTTCCGGACTGCCTTCGAGTACCACGATTCAGCCTTCGGAAGTGCTTTACTTCCTGGAACCGGAAAGCTTCAAGATCCGGCCAACAAACAAGAAGGGCTGGAACTTTGGTCTGCGCCGTGCTCCGATGCCGAACAACGTCAGCATCGATGCACTGTTCATGCGGTTGGGCACGAATCTATAC